GACAGTTTGCGCAAAGACCTGCGGAAGTGATTTGGAAACATTTAGCAAACAATATGCTTGACTTATTCCTAGATTGCTATATAATAGTATATAACTTATCGGGGTGTGGCGCAGTCTGGTAGCGCAGATGCTTTGGGAGCATAAGGTCGTAGGTTCGAATCCTACTACCCCGACCATGATCTTTAAAAATTTGTGCGGGATTAACTCAGTGGTAGAGTAGCGCCTTTACACGGCGAATGTCGGGAGTTCGACCCTCTCATCCCGCACCAATTATATGCCTCGGTGGTGGAATAGGTAGACACAAGGGACTTAAAATCCCTCGGCGAAGGCTGTGCCGGTTCGAGTCCGGCCCGAGGTACCACTTTGCCCCTATAGCTCAATTGGTTAGAGCGCACGACTCATAATCGTTAGGTTCCAGGTTCAAGTCCTGGTGGGGGCACCATCTTTATATACATCTAAAATGTAAGTTTTATATCGGTAAATACTAGTGAGGAATTTTTCCAATCCTCTGGAGGTATTTACAATGGATAAACTTAAAAAAGCATTTGACATGGCCGGTGACTTTTTGCACATGATCATGGAACTAGGTGTGAAGTTGCTAGCAGTAGGGGTCATACTACAGATATTGTTTGGATCGGCAGTGCCGTTCATGCATCTAGATGTAGTAGGAAATATCACTGCATTCGTGGGCGCTTTAGGCGACAAGGGTCTTGTGGGCTTAGTCGCACTAGCAGTTCTATTTTGGGCTTGGAACAAGAAGTAATTCTCGCTCATTTTAGGTAAATACGGCCCGCTTGATTAATCAAGCGGGTTTTTTCATTTTTGATACATACTATCATGGTCACTATAGAAAATTACGATCCTTATCTTGCCTATGTCAATTTAGATTATGACAAGAATCTACCTGCCGGCGCATATTATTATGTTAACATCGATCCGGGAACTTACATACAGATAAGGAAGATAAGGCATATTGCCGAAGAGGTAGTCAATCAAGGTAAGACCTTGCTACTAGACAACACAAGAGAAGGATTCTCATTCAATATTCCATTCATTTATGAAGAACTAATCATAGGTAAGAATATACCTGAAGATAAGATATTTTTGATGAGCGGAGCAAAAGAGATTGAGTTGATAATTGCTGATATCGCTAAAAGATATGATAAGAAACCCATACAATCTAAGTGGTATCTATTCTGGCCCTATACTGTAGTTAATGAGACTGTGGATAGGAAGTTACATTTCATGAATGATGATTTCTTAGACAAGCAGTTTGAGTATAGAAAGAATAATTTCAAAAAGGTTTATATAAATCTAAACAGGCGCTGGCGTATGCATAGAACTGCGATGGTCACGCATTTAACAGCAAAGAACCTGTTAGACTATGGATATGTAAGTTTGACCAAAGCCGATGACGGAATCAACTGGCATCATTACTACGATTATATCCTCGAAGAGCATAAGAATTATGTGCCCTCATATGATTTGTTACAAGAACATAGATTAGCAATGCACAGAAGCAAGCCATTGATTGTAGATAAAAATGAGTTGGTAGAGAACGAGGCGCATCTAGGGGATACGATAGAATCATATATGTGGGATAGTGTCATTAACCTAGTCAGTGAAACAAACTTCTATACATCTATGAAGACTCTCAAGGGCGATGGAACTATATTGAACGAACCTACTAGATTCATCAGTGAGAAAACTTGCAAGCCCATATTGTATCATCAACCATTCATCATGATATCTGTGCCATATTTCCTAGAGATGCTCAGAGATTTAGGATTCAAGACATTTTATCCCTATATAGATGAGAGTTACGATACAGAATTGAACGATGCCAAACGCATGATGATGATCACGGATCAGATAGAACGATTCACGAAATATACTGATACAGAACTACGAGAGTTCCTCGATAACACTAAGCATATCTGTAGGCATAATTTCTGGCGTTTGTTTGAATTGACCAAATGTGATGTAGAACTTGTCACACGGTTGTCATAAAAATTTTTACTAAGATACGGTAAATAGTAGATATGAAAACATATAAATCAATATTCATATCCGATATACATCTAGGTAGTAGAGGATGTAAAGCCGATCTACTCTGTGACTTCCTTAAAAATAATACAAGCGAAAATTTGTTCTTAGTGGGAGACATCATCGATGGATGGCGCCTCAAGAGAAAATTTTACTGGCCTCAAAGTCACACTAATGTAATACGCAGAATATTGACAGCCGCCAAGCGCGATACCATAGTTACTTACATAGTAGGAAATCACGATGAGGCATTGCGTGGATTACTTCCGTATGATATGCATTTTGGTAATATAGATTTAGTAAATAGATATCGTTATCAAGCAGTGAACGGCAAAACATACATGGTTATACACGGAGATATGTTTGACACAGCATTAAGAAATAAGTTATCTTGGCTGTATCATTTCGGGGACACATTATATACGATATTATTAGGTATTAATATAGTACTTGCAAAAATACGACATAAATTAGGACTTCCCTATTGGAGCCTAAGCGCATATTTGAAAAGCAAAACAAAAGAAGCAGTAGCCTTCATGAGTGATTTTGAAGTGCTAATTACTGATTATTGTCAAAAGCAAAATGCTGACGGCGTTATTTGCGGGCATGTACACAAAGCAGATATTAAAAAGATAGGCGATATCGAATACATGAATGATGGTGATTGGGTAGAAAGCGGTACAGCATTAGTAGAACACTATGATGGTCGTTGGGAGATAATAACATGGCCTATGCAAAACTTGATGAAAAAATAACTATAGTAATTCCCTGTAAAAATGAAGAGAATTACATCCATCATTTGTTAGATTCATTGCGCTCACAAGATATAGGTAATACGAGAATAATCATAGCAGACTGTTCTACAGACAATACCCGAAAAGTAATTAGTGATAACAGTTTTTCACTTCATGTTGAGATCATAGAAGGTGGTCCTGTATCTACAGCAAAAAATAACGGGGCTAAATTAGTTACTACACCTTATATTTTGTTTATAGATAGCGATGTGCGTTTTTTCGATAATAATGTTATTAAAGATGCTATAGCGGCATTAGAAAAATATGATTTGGATCTAGTAGGGCTTAATATGAAATGTTATGATAATGATATAAGAGCCATGATTGGATTCAAAATTTTTAATGTTATTAATAATATTCTCAAATATTTTTCTCCTTTCGCAGTCGGGGCTTTCATGCTGACACGCAGAGATAAATTTGAAGAGTATGGCGGATTTCCTGAAAAATTTGCAACTAGCGAAGATTATTTTTTATCAAGAATGTATAGCCCAAAAAAGTTTAAGATACTAAATCATTATTTTGGACAAGATAGCCGCAGATTTAAAAAAATGGGTTATTTGGGTATGACTGTGTATCTCATCAAAAACTTTATTAACCGTAACAATAAACAATATTGGCAAAGATTAGATTCGTCCAAATATTGGCAATAATATGCTACTATTTTGATATAATTAACTAGTAATATTTAATGACTCCTCAGGCCTGTTAAATACTATATGTCCTTCATGAAGGACATGGTGCCATTCACTTGGCACAACAACAAGGAGATATAAAATATGCGTAAAGCACTTATAACATTAGTTATGTTAGGATCACTTTCTACTGCGGCACTTGCTGCTGATGTAAAATTAAACGGCGGTTTCGGCTACCGATTTGATTCAATCGAAGCAGGTTCAGCACCTAAGTCAGAAAAAGATCGTATGAAAGCAGAACTAGTTCTAACCGCTAAGGTCAATGATAAGGTAACACTTGTCACTGGCGCAAGAACAGGTACTGTATATAATTCAACTTACGATGACTTTGGCGGCAACGCAAGTCTCAAGGATGTTGGTCTACACTTAGCATATGTTGAATACGCTGCTTTGGATCAAGTCAAGGTTAAACTTGGCAAGATGCATCAACCTTGGGCAAGTTCACCAAGTCTATTTTTTGACCGTGACATCAAGCCAGAAGGTCTAGCAGTAGCGTTTACTCATGGATCAGGTTTGTTCGCTAATGCAAGTTCATTGAAACTTGTAGAAGGCGGTGTAGACAGTGATTCAAGAGTACAAAGCCTACAAGTTGGCTTAAAGAAGGATTTAGGAGCACTGTCATTGACAGGCGCTGCTGCATTACATAATCACAGAAATGTAGTTGGTGCAGATGTAAACCTTCAGCAAGCATTCGGTGAAGTTGGCGTAAAGGTTGCTGGTCTTCCAGTAGCAGGTTTCGTTGATTTCATGCGCAACGACAAGGCAAATGCTGATAACCAGGCACTCGCATACGGTGTTAAGGTTGCTTCAGGTAAGTGGGATGTTTCTGCATTCCATCAAAAGGTCGAAGCAAATGCACAGTATGGTTTCTGGCATGACACAGATTTTTCAGGCGCAGTAGGTAATCACAAGGGCTATGGCCTGTCTGCTGGTTACAAAGTTGCTAAGGGCTGGAAAGTCAACGCTAAGTATTTCGATGTTGAGCGCGGAGCCAGCAAAGAAGATTACAAGCGTATATTGGTAGACTTGAACTACATGTTCTAATAAAAAAGGACACATTAAGTCGAGGACAGGGGAGATAGAAATATCTCCTCTTTTCTTTTGTGCGATAAGTAAATCTGTTAGAATAATCAAATGGAAGTGTGGGAGAGTGGTTTAATCCGTCAGTCTTGAAAACTGAAGATTCGCAAGGGTCCGTGAGTTCGAATCTCACCGCTTCCGCCAAGATTCGGTGAGGTGCGCGAGAGGCCTAAGGGAGCGGTTTGCTAAACCGTCGATTCATGAAAATGGGTCCGTGGGTTCGAATCCCACCTTCACCACCAATTGTAAATGAAAGGTAATAAATGAAAACGAACAGTTCTTTCAAAATGTCTAAATCGACAAAACGTTTGCTTGCAATGCTTCCTTATGCAGATCAAGAACAACGTATTGCATTTAAACATGCTATGATTGGTGCACAACATTCTCCAAATGTTGCACCGAAAACAAGCAAAGATAAAATGCTAAAAGAAACAGAAGCAGATTAAAACCCGCCGTAGCTCAGGGAGAGCAGGGGGTCTTATAAACCCTTAATCTAGATAAGGTCCAGGATGTGGTTCGACTCCACACCGGGGGACCAAATATGTGGCAGTGACCCGAAAGGCTAGGGAACGGATTGCAACCCCGTTTTATGCAGGTTCGACTCCTGTTTGCCACTCCAAATATAGTGACGTAGCATTATGGCAATGTACCACCCTCATAAGGTGTCTTAAGCGGGTTCGATTCCCGCCGTCACTACCAACATATTGACATGGCATAATGATTATGCTATAATAACACTTTAAGGAGCACTTATGCCTTGGATCCAAAACGTATCAATGAGCGACATTCGTGCCGCTCGACATTTCGAAGCAGGCGAAAACAGCATGTTGATTCAAATCGTTGATCCAGCATACGCATTTCCGCACCCGCTAAAAGACTTTAAAGAAGTCCATCAGTTTGAGTTCCTTGACATCGAAGCCGACGGTTTAACTAACAACGGCGAAGGTGAGTGGAGCGACATGAGCGAGTTTGCTATCACTGAAGCGCAGGCTGCAGAACTTGTACGATTGCTACAACATGCACTGGACAAGAGAATGAATGTAGTAGTTCATTGTCATGCTGGTGTATGCCGATCTGGGGCAGTCTGCGAAGTAGGTGTTATGATGGGCTTTAACGACACAGAGGTGTTTCGTAGTCCTAACCTACTAGTCAAGCACTTGATGATGAAGCAACTTGGCTGGACCTATGATGCTGACGAGAAGCATAGCACAAACGGCTATACAACGATCGGTGGCATCATAGTTCCTAAAAAGGAACTAGACTGGGCAACAGACAACGAAAAGGTGTTTACGCTTGCTGATGCAAAACGCAAATATCGATTCGACCACGGAGAAGATGTATAATGCTTGCAACGATACTAACAATTGATGCAGTTCTAATTGGCATAATTTTGCTATGGTTAGGATGGATTAACATTGTTGGTAGCACCGATCAAAAAGGTGGTGCAGGCCTTGCTTCTTTTATGTTAGTGTCACTTATTTTATTCTTTAGCGCGGTAATAGGAGTTGCTAGCGTTGTTATCAATTTAATTTGGAGTTAAACAATGTATTTGCACCCTAATGACATTAAACTAATCAGTGAAATTATGGCAGAGTATCCTGATGCACAATCCTTTCGCCTTGACAGCGATAGTAGCAGTGGCATTGGTACTACACTAACATTAATAGTAGCAACTAAAATTAATGGACGACCTGCAGAGGTTACCTTTGAAATCTCAGGCGTAGAAAATTGGTGATAACATGAACAAGAAAATTGTTGAAGGTAAAGTAGCTGTATTGTATTCTCCAGGCTTTGGTGCTGGATGGTATACATGGAATACAGATCAGCCAGAGCTAGTTTATGATCCAATGATTGTAGACATGGTAGAAGCAAATCGATTCGACGAGCTTACAAGCTATATGGCACTAAAATATCCAGATGTGTACATTGGTGGTATGACTGATCTAACAGTTGAATGGCTACCAATTGGGACACTATTTAAAATTAACGAATATGACGGTAGCGAATCACTAGAATTTAAAGAGGACAATGATTGGCTAGTCGCATAAGGAGACTAGAATGAAGTACATCAAGTTAGATGGAAGACATACTTTATATCGTCGTGGTTATAAGTATGCCTTTGTGTTTAAGAATTACTCAGACAGCGGTCCTAGCGAATGGACTATTCAACGTTTAGTAAGTGATTCGGAAGGTATGTCATGGCGACACGATAATACCTTTTACGGCAAGCGACCAAGCAATGGTTCTCGCCGCCCTTACTACGTTGGGTTCAATGATCCTGAAACTGCAATGTTAGTGCAGTTACAAGTATAAGGAGAGCAGTATGGCACAGTCTGCTGAAGAACGAAAAATCAAGCGTTTAGAAGCACAAGTCAAACGCTTGAAAATTCAAATTGATGAACAAGACAAAATGCTACGTTGGAAAGAAAGCGCACTATACAGCGAACGCGAATGGCGCCGCAACTTTCAAAAACTTCTAAAAGAAGTTGTGTTAGATGACACTGTAGATGAGATAAGAGAATTTTATTAAGAAAGGAGGCGACAATGCCTGGTGTATTTTTAGTTAGCGATACGCACTTTGGCCACACGGGCGTTTGTCGCTTTACTCGCAATGACGGAGTAACAAAACTTCGTCCTTGGGATAGTCCAGAGGAAATGGACGAAGCAATGGTCAAGGCTTGGAACGAACGAGTTAAGCCTACTGACAAAGTTTATCACTTAGGTGACGTTGTTATTAACCGCAAGGCTTTAAAGACTCTTGCTCGCTTAAATGGTGACAAAGTGTTAATACGCGGCAACCATGACATCTTTCGTGACACGGAGTATATGGAATACTTTCGCGAGTTACGTGCATACCACGTTATGAACGGAATGATCTTAAGTCACATTCCTGTACATGAAGCCAGCTTAGGTCGCTTTGGTGTTAACATTCACGGTCACTTACATGCT